TCATTAACGCCTAGTTGACCACTACTATTAATACCCCAAAGCCATAGCGTTCCATCGGTCTTGATTGCAGCTGTATGTTTTGCGCCAGCACTAACTTGTTTCCAGTTAGTTCCACCAGCAACAGTTTGAACAGGTGATGATCTATTAGCCACGCTATTAGTGCCTAGCTTACCGTCATCACCCTCACCCCAACTCCATAGTGTTCCATCAGTCTTGATTGCTAATACATGGAATTCGCCAAAACCAACTTGCTTCCAGTTAGTGCCACCTGCAATAGTTTGAACTGGAGATGATCTATGACCAGCGATATTTAGACCCAGTTGACCATCAAAATTATGCCCCCAAACCCAGAGTGTTCCATCTGTCTTAATTGCTGCTGTAGAGCGACCACCAGCACTAACTTGCTTCCAGTTAGTTCCACCAGCAACCGTTTGAACGGGGGATGATCTATGAACCGGAAGATTTTCACCCAATCTACCATTTTCGCCGGCGCCAAATCCCCACAATTGATTACCGACATACCTTTCAAGTATCTCAGTATCGCTTAGATAGATTTGTGCTATATCACCTTCAGGACTATTGAAATTAGCCATTGTTCTCTAGTTTCTCTACTCTTGCCTTGAGGTCTTTGATTGACTCAATAAGAATACCGATTATACCATCATAGTTGACATTCTTGATACCATCCATTTCGGTGATCAACTCTGGTGCGATTTTCTCAATTTCTTGAGCGATAACACCAAGTGATGGTTGATCATTAGTTTTCCATCTAAAGCTGACGCCACGAACGCTATCAACCTTATTTAGAGCGTTTTCTATTGTTTTTACATCTTTCTTTAGGGTTTCATCGGAAAGAGAATTGAAAATTGTTGCTGATAGTGTGCCTGTGCTTGGATTGAAGTATAGAGCATTAGCTACATTGATTGACTCTACAGAACCTGTATTAGCGGAACTGAATGTGATATAGTATGAATCGTTTGTTGTATCGTCTGTTGTTAGTGAGATTGCGCCGCTAACAGGTGTTCCATTGATAAGAAGGGCAGCTGCGTTTACTGAACCTGCGACATCAAGTTTGTATGCAGGTGATGCAATACCTAGCCCAACATTAGCATATTGATTGATAGTAATTGTATTTGCTGCTGTTGCTGAATCTGCTGGCTTGATTACGATTGTATTAGCAGGACCTGTTGCTGTAATGTTTCCAGTATATGTTGGATCTAGAACAATTGTATTAGCTGCATTGAAGGCTGCGTTTGCATGATCTCTAGCTGTGTTTGCTTGTCCAAATGCTGCTCCAGCATCTATGCCAGCCGTATTAGCAGCAGCAAAAGCTGAGTTTGCGTGTGTTCTAGCTGTATTTGCTTGCCCATAAGCACTGACAGCATCAGTTCCAGCGGTGTTAGCTTTACCAAAGGCTGCAATTGCATTAGTTCCAGCTGTGTTGGCTTGTGTGAAAGCTGCTATGGCATCAGTATTTGCGGTGTTAGCCTTTGCAAATGCTGCGTTAGCTGTTCCATAAGCATTGGTTGCATCTGTGCCAGACGTATTTGCTTTATCAAAAGCTGCAATGGATCGGGTTTCGTTTCCATCAGATAGAACGATGATCTGGTTTGTTCTCGTTCTCCAGGTATCAAAGGTATCTGTTAGGGCGACATTAGCTAAGGGCATGTTACTTTACCAATCCTCTAAGTAGGTTTTTGATTTCTTCTATGTCAGATTTGAGAGAAGTCATGTCTTCTTCCATCTTTTCGATTCTTTTGTTTCTCATTTTTTGCTTCTTATAGGAAGCGAGAGCATCGTCATCTTTATTTATGAGAACGCCCTCAGACTTCTTATATATTCCTTGCACTTCAGTCTTTATCATTCAATCACCTAAATCTGTAGTGCGATTGCTCTCAAATCTGCAACGCGAGGAACAACTGCGCTATTGCTACCTGATAGACCAATCTTGATTGCAAAATATTTATATCCAGTAAACGTAGTTCCTTGACTATTAGTGTATTGAACTTCACCGCTTGGTCCAGTTAGACTTGCTTCTGGAACACTGAATGTATATTCCTTGAAGTCATTTCTATTTGACAATGAGGAATATGTTGCGGATCCAGCATTTTCAAGAGCAACCCAACCAACATCAGCAAATGCGTCAGAATCTTCACCGTTGAGCAACTTGACCCAAACAAGAACGTCTGTTGTTGGTGGGCGATATGCTGTTATGATAACTTTGAGGTCTTCAGCGTCTTGACCATCAGCAAGTTCGATAACCTGTGAGATATACTTATTGAGCAATCCGCCGCCTGAAGCTGCTGTTTCGCCTGTTGTGTTCGCGTTGACAATGTTATCAACAATGATGCTATGTGATCTACCAATATCAAGGATTGGAGACATATATTCAGATGTTGATGACATTGATACGCGAACATTAGCTGATTGAACACCAGATAGTGTATCAACTTCATTTGTTCTTGAGAACACAGCTTGCTCTGTTTCAAAGTAGTAGTTGTTGTTCTCGTTGATTCTTGCATATGAACCAGCAGAACCCGCATTTGATGTTGGCTTATATTCAAATCCGATAGCAGTTTTGCTAAAGGTTAGATATGCTGGCTCAAAGTCTGTTACTGAATATCTGATATTTTCAATACCGTCAACTGTAGCAGACTTACCAGACATTGTGCCTGTGATAGTATCGCCAATCAAGAACTTGCCGTTAGATGAGACAAATGTAGCCTTTGTTTGATTGTTATAAACTTTATAGCGATATAGTGTGCCTGCTGCTGAAGTTATGCTTGCAACGTTTGTTGTCAATCCTGAAGATACGAGGTTTGAAGCATAGTAGATTTCAACAGTTTCACCAGTGACATATTGTGTGTTGGCTACAGTATATACTGAACCATTTACATTTGATACGGCTGAGTTAGCACCAGATGTTAGCCCGATGAGAACATTGTTACCAGATGAAATGATAGCAGTATTTGATCCGCTATCGGATAGTGTCATTCTATAGTTGCCGATAAACGTTTCACCAGTTTCTGTTAGTGAAGCAGATACGTTTCCGAGAACAAGTTTTTCAACAGGCTTGTTAGAAAGAACTGCTGTTCCAGTTGAACCTGTTGTGAACGATGCTCTATAGAACTTGATCTTCAAATCAATATCTGGAACAATATCCCAGTTGAGGTTGTTGTTCGTTGTATAGAATGTGCCTGTGAGTGGGCGTGAATTGACCTTTGTTCCAGTGATAACATCTGTTTCACCGAGTCTTGAGATCCAGAAGTATGTGTCTGGATTTAGACCAACTGTGTGAATAACAAATGCATACTGAACATTGTTATATAGGAACACTGGTGATGGGAATGTAAATGTATGTGGTGTTGAAGCATCGCTGCTGACAACTAGATCGCTTGCACTTACCCAGATTTCTGAAAATGGAACTTGAGTTCTTGTGATACCACCAGCAGAATCCATTTCTCTAATTTCAACCCAAACACCAAGAGTTGGATGCTTGGCTTGGAAATACATATCAACCTTGGTTAGGAAGATACCTTCTTCAGTTTCGGGTCCCTTTGGAATAAATGAGTATGCAGCACAAGATGGGTTATCAATATAACCGATAACCTTCGTTTGTCTAGCATTACTTTCAGTTATAGTATTTTCTTGTGATACAACTGATCTTGTTGTTAGGATTGTGTTCTGTTTTTGAACAAGTAGACCTTGAGCAACAAAGTATTGCTTGGCATATGTTGATGCATCAAGAGTTGAGTTTGTTGGGCTATCTGTCACAACAACCTCTTTAGCGCCAAATCTAAATCTCTTTTCTGCTGGAAGTCTGATAAGGAAATAAAGATCACCAGAACTATCGGTTACAAGTTCTGTTCCTTCAGCATCAAGACTCTGAACAAATGGCCATGCTGAATATTGAGCAGAAGTCAATGGTGTGCAATAGTCTGTTAGATTTTCACCGTCGAAGAACACAGACACTTTAGTGCTAGCCTTCATACCCCTTGCATTAGCCTTGATTGTCTGTGGGCGAATATAAGGAACAATGGAAGCATCAATAAATCTGTTACCAGTATTTTCAATCTGTTCGGTAACTGAGTATGTTGTTTCTGTGCCGGTTCTGGTTACGTCGGAAATCTCGGTGACTCTTTGATCTCTTGGTGAGTTTGGATTTGAGATGAGATTTAGACTTTTACCATATTGTGCAGCAAACGCTTGTAGATCAGCGGTAGTAAAGCCAGCAAGTGTAGCTGCTTCCCATGCGTTTCTAGCTGCTTGTTCTGAGGCAGGATCAACAACATAACCAACAACAACTGTCTGCCAATCATTCCATGTGATAGATGACTGAGGTAGATTGTCGCCAGTTGGACCAACAGAGATTTGCTCGTCTGGTAGCTGATCAACGTCACTCCAAGTATCAACGTCTGGTGTTAGATATAGATTACCTTGGAATCGATATGAACTCAACTCAACGTTTCTATATGATGTTACTGCTGGCTGTTCAATAAGTGTGGCGTGAGTATATGGTAGAGTGACCATACCACCAGTATTGACAAGACCCGAATTTGCTGTTAGACTATAGTCAATAGAGATTGACGAGAACGCTGGTCTAATACTCTTTTCTTTTGTATCAACAATAATCTTATAGTCGCTATTCTTGAAGTCGCCGAGAGCATGACTTGCAAAAGTATCAACAAAGATACCATTCTTGAATCGGTTTAACCCAGCATCGTCAAGAATCTGCATATCGACAGCATTCTTTTCAAGAAGATTGAGCGAAGCATAATATTCTAGATTTGTGATACGATTCTTGAGTGTACCAATATCCTTCATAGTGAAGCGAATGTTTGACAACTTCTTCACGTTTGATGCAAGATCAGTTCTATTGATTGTCTGCGCATAGTTAGCAGCAATAGATGGATATGGTGCAATAATAACGCTCGCTAAAGCCATAACGTTATCTGGTGTTGTTGGTGTAATTGGTAGAGCAGCTGGATTACCTTTGATGATGGTAATATTACCGTCTTTATCCATCACGACCAAATCTTTTCTTGCGAGATAGAATGAATAGTCATATGTAAATGCACTTGATGGAACAGGCAATCTAAGACCATCTGTATCATAATCGAATGCAGAAGATGATGCAGGATTTGTTGATGCAGCACCTACGGTTGTAGCGTCAGCGGCAGTTGCAGCCTTTACTGGTCTAAAATCAACATAGTTTCTTAGATCGTAGTTGACCTTTGTTGTTGGCGACTTGAAGATTGGAACATTTTCAGTTCTGATTGTTGTGTTTGATACTAGTGTGTCATCAATTGGATAGGAATCGATTGAGAAGTAACCTTTACCAAGAGTAAACACTGGATCAAAGTAGTCAAGTTCAATGAGCAAGAAGTCTGTGCCGCCAATTGACAAACCAGATGGCGTTACCGTACCAAAGTCATAGAATGCATCTTTTTGACCGTTATTGAGTGTAAAGTAATCTGTAACTAGAGTTCCATCACCGATTGCTGTTGGTGCAGAGCCAGTCTTCTTTGTGATGCTTCTGATTTGATAAACGTCAGCAAAACCGAGATTGTATGGACCAGTTGTTCCAGCAGATGAACAATCAATAATGACGAATCGACTATTTCTCAAAGCCTTTGAAACTTCTCTAGCAGATCCTCTAGACACTTGATATGTGATTGTGCCTGCTTTATCAACATCAAATGTTTCCTTGATATCAAATGATAGAGTATCTGGCGTTGTTGATACTGTTCTTGTTGCGCCAGCATCAAAACCAATTGTTGTTAGATCAATTACGTCACCATTCTTATATGCTTTATACCAAGTATTTCCAGAAATACCTGATGGGAAGTTTTCTGTGATGGTTAGTGTTGTTGCATTGGTAATTGAACTAATGAAGAATGTGTTTGATTTGCCGTTGATTTCAACTTTATCACCAACATTTAGTGTTGTGAAGTCTGTGCCAGAACCGTTGAGCGTTGATGTTCCACCTGTTGCTGATACTGTACCACCGCCCGCAATATTAGCATCTTCATTGATGTTGAGAATAATGTCTCTCTTGTCTGCTGAAGATAGTGAGCCAGTTCCATATGGGAAAGTTTCTGTTGGATAAGTTGATAGCGGTAGTGAGAATGCACCAGATGCGTCGATAGTAACATCTGTTGTGCGCTTGAATGTTAGCGCCATATCTGGATTACCAGAAGAATCTCTAAGCGTTCTTGTGGAGCCAGAACCAACGGGGAACAATAGTGTTCTGCTACCAGACTCTAGTAGAACTGCATTATTTGACGCATCAAGAACAACGTCACCACCAAAGTCTTGTGCTGCGTTATAGAAACTCTTGACACTTGAGAATGCGTTTGTTCCAAGCATCTGAACATCGGTGAGATATACAAGGACATTACCTGTTGGTGTTCCTAGCGTTCCATTATCATATTCAACAGATAGAACTCTAGCACTACCAATGTTATTACCTGAAGCTGCAGTTGCAGCCCAATTCTTTTCGGTCAATCTTTTATTTGCTACGTCATATAGATCGATGGAATTGCCTTGATCATGATCAATAGCACCAGTAAATTCATTTGCTCTAACATAGCTGCCATAACCAGCAGAGGCAATCTGACCGTTTACGTTGGAGTATGTTGTGGATTTTTCTGTTGTTAGATATGTTGTGACCAGCTTATTGACTTGATAACCCTTGACATAAGCAAGACCTGGCTCAACACCAATTGATAGCAACTGTGAGTTACCTGTATTGGAATAACCGCCATTTGTTCCTGTATCAAGATTTTCACGAACACGAACTCTCAAGCCACGAACATAATAGTCGCCCGATTCATCAAGCGTTCTCTTAGCAAACTCGTCAGCTAGAATGTTATATTGTGTTTTTTCGTAGATTTCTGTAATAACGCCATCTTGAATGCTGAATAGTTCAACAAAGTTTGGTGCGCCTTCCGTATCTGTAATATCACGAACTTCGAGTTCGCATGTTAGCTTGAGACGGTCGGCGCCTGGAGCTGAATAGTTTGATGATTCAAGTGCTGGATCAAGTAGTGAGGCGTCATCAGTATGCTTGACAATGGATTCAATAAGATTAAAACCAACACGACAAGTTGGTGTTGTGCTATAGCGATTTAGAATAATAGATTGTGTTGGAAATGAAACGAAGTGTTCTTTGGCGTAAACAACACCTTCTTGAATAGTAAATCTTGAACCCTTACCTGTTGCTGAGGAAGAAATAGCTGAGATTGTGCCAATGTTTGATGTTAGATCCTCACCGTCTTCAAATGTTGTAATAAGATTGTTTGCTGCTGCTGAAGATTGATAAGCCACATAAAGAGTTTTGGTATTAGCATCAGATTCAGTTCCATCAAGAACATCGACAACATATGCTATAATACCGTTTGTTCCACCAGTGATGGTCTCACCAACATACTGTGTAACATCAACATCGTTATTTGAGGAATCTAGATCAGAAATCTTGACGTAATCAATGTTTCTATCAACACCAAACTGACCGGGAATAACAATGCTACCTTCACGAAAAACGTGTTGACCAAATCTTGCAATCTGATTCTGAAGGATGCTCTGTGTCTGTGTAAGTTCACGAGCCTGAACGGCGTATCCTGGCTTATATAGAATACGATAAAACTCATTCGACACATCGAAGTCGTCGTAATAAGGAGAAACGTTGAAGTTTGTTACTAATGTTGTGTTTGCGTTAGCATACGCCATTTTCTATTTTTCCTCTTTAGAACTTCATTACAATCTTGAAATCTTCAGTCTGATCAGCTGATCTTGTAATAGGTTTGATGTTGTTGACATAAAGTATTTGACCACTTGCTTGCTGCAACTCTTTATCCACAAACTCGCTAACATAGCGACTTGTAGATGTGTTAGCACCAATCAATGCTTGTGATCCCGGTGTTCCGCTTGTATTTATAACAACAGCTATACCATTTGAACTATCCCATGAAAGCATTCTGGCTGAGAATGTAGCTGCTGCTTGTGATGCACCCTGATACACAATCTCATCTTGCTCATACTCACCGCTACCCAATGTAGTGATTGTGTATGCTTGAAGGAATCTGGTATTTGTCGCTGTGTTTGATGTTCCTTTGATCTTTGGTGCTTCAATGAGAGCGATCTGGCGATAATCGTTTGTTGCTGGGAAATACGCTTCTTCAGTTGTTTCTAGCTGTGGATTGAACATGAGATAGGCTGCACCCAACTCATAAACGGGATTGCTACCATGACCACCAAATGGGCTAATGATTGCTCTTGCATTTGCACCAGTTCCACCGCCGCCACTGATAGTTACAGTTGCATTTGTATATCCTGTTCCATAGTCAGTCATGGTAATGCTTGTAACTGTTTGTGAAGTTACATTGATATTGCCTGTTGCTGTTGCGCTTGAACCATCGCCTGTAATCGTGATAACAAGATTTGATACGTTTGTATATCCACTACCATTGTTTGTAAGTAGAATGGAATAGATTGCGCCGTCAATAGCTTGATCCTGAACCTGCCATTGAAGTGAACCATCATTTGCTAAAATAGTTTTGACTGGAATATAAGCGTCTGTTGTAAATCTAAGTTGTTCAGCATCGGAAACTGTAAACATATATTTCCAAACATAACCATCGGCAGTCTGAGTAATAGATGCTGGATTGATTGCTGATGGCTCAACAGTAGAGTTTGCACTATAGTTATTTGATAGGCATTTATAGACGTTGAAATCACTAGTTAGAACATAGAAATCCTGATCATATAGACTTCCAGTAGCATGATCATAGGCATCATAGACAGTATTTGCTGTCCAGTTGATGCGAGGAATGACATGAGAAATATCACCACCACGAATGCGCTTTCCACCAATCATCTGCTGCCAAATCTGATGCTGTGTTGCAACCGAAGATGTTGGTACATCTGGTGAAGCATCATTAGCCCAAGCGGAAGTTTTCCCGTAGGTTAGATAGATTGATGTATTTTGATTTGGTTCAGAAATATGTGCCTTGAACTGCTCAGCATGGTCAACACGCATATTCATAAATGTTGCGGAACTCATTTATTTCCTCTATTTTTATCTATTTATGTTAGATATGAGGCAACTATTACATTGCCGCTTGCATTGTTTGCATAATGATTTAGTGTAACAGAGAACGTTGCTGGGCTTGAATTTGAGCCATTAGCTGTCACTGTTGGGAATGTGCTATAATAATGCCCATAGTCTGTAATGTTTGCTGTAATAATAGCACCATTTGCGTTTGTTGTAAATGTGCCGTTTGCAGCTTTTCCGTTTTCTGTGCTAAAGACGAGATAACTATTTGCGTTATATCCAAGACCGGCATTTGTGATTGTGATTGTTGCGACACCGCTTCTTGGTTGAATAACCTCAAAGTTGTCTGTGCTTGTGGTTGTGATAGTATATATACCATTCTTGACATTAGAGAACCCACCAGAGACGAACTCTAGACGAATGATATCATTAGTGCTAAATGTGTGTGAGACATAGGTAACGTTGATTGTGTTTCCTGTCTTGGAATATGTCTTTTCAAGTGAGGACGCTTGAAGCGAATCTGGTGAATCTGCTGATAGTGATACATTTTCAGCATTATCTTCAAGTAGATATTCTCCAAATAGCTTCATACCCGCTGGATGAATAAGGTCCTTTAGAGCCTTGCGATACTTGGCAATTGACTCATTAACTCGCACAACATAAGAGAAGTTCTGATAGTAATCTCTATCCTGCAAGAAGTTATAGGAACTTAAGAAACCGTCGTCGTTTAGATAGCGCCCAGGATATGTGAAGACGCCTTGAATAATTGATGCTGTAGCATTTGCAGTTCCATCACCAGACTGTGTAAGATCAATAGTTGTGTTATTATCATATCCAGAACCGCGATTGAGAATGGTAATACGTTCAATAGCACCAAGAGTTGTATTTGACGCAAGGAATGAAGCACCTTCACCAAGGACTGCTGTGACTGCAATGTTTGCTCCAGAACCGGTACTGGTAACAACATTTGCTATTGGTAGATAGTTTTGATCAAATCCTGAACCACCAATGATATGCCCAGACATCTCAATAAACTCAACTACTTGAATATATCCATTAGCTGCTACGTTTGCAACATTAGCAAGTGCGCCTGATCCATATCCACCAGGAATATTGATGAACTCAATAATATCGCCTTCAGTGTATCCTGCGCCGCCGTCAACAATTTCCATTCTACCAAGAATGCCAAGTTCTCTAATACGAGTATTGGCTACGATACTAATAGATGGAGTGCTAGTATAATCAGCACCAGCTGAGTTGATTTGAATGGTTCTAACTGGACCGGTATTAGCATACACAAAGAAATCTAGAGCATCAATCAATGAAGTGTTTACATTAGGGCTAGCGACAATTGCTGTATTGAGATTGGAATATATTGCGTTGTTTATTAGTGTGTTTGCTTCAACAGAAATTATATCGTAGTTGATATTATATGTGTTAGGATGAACAGAACTGTCATCAAGAACGATAGTGACTTGAGCATTAGCACCAGATCCACCACCACCAGTGATAAGAAGAAACTGATTGTTTTGATATCCAGCGCCACCATCAAGAACTACGATAGATGAAATGTTACCTGTTGATACGCGCCCAACAACGGAACATGCGCCACTACCAGTTGCACTTACAATAATAACATGGTCACCAACATTGTATCGTGAACCTGCATCAACAATATTGATTGTATTGATAATACCACCAAATACGTTTGCTGTTAGCGAATATGTTGTGCTATTTTCTGTAAATAGTGAGAAAACTTCTTCGCCGTTTTCAAATGTTCCACGAATACCTGATAGAATAAGTTCGTCAATCTGTGTTCCTTGCTCAAAGAATCTATCAACTCGCTCAACAGTTGCGAAGGCATTAGAAGTATTGCCTGTAACAATTGTTCCAATAAAATTTTCGAGAGTAGCTAGATCGGAATCTAATGCATTCTCAAGTTTTGTGTCTGTAATTCTTAGTGATTTCTGAACATACCATTTACCATCAGATGCACGAAGAACATCTTTCTTTGGATAATAGAAATCAACATCTTCTTTTTGAAAAAGAATATTGAGTAGAAAACGAATGGATTTTTCTGTGCCTCTAGCTAGATAGAAGTCTTTGATATGTTTTAGTAGAAGGTCTTTATCAGCGCGAACATCTTCTGGAATGAGAAGCATATATTCTTTGTAAAGTTTTTCAGCAAACTGATCAATCGTCAAATCAATATTACGATAATCAATTAGATTTTTACCGATATCAACAGCCTTACCAGTCTGTTCAAGGTATTCATAATATGCTTCAAGAAAACGCACAAAGTTTTGATGATCATTCCTTACGAAGAATGGAACCTGTGTGCTAATAAGGTTTGATATCTTATTATTAGTTGTCATCTATTATGATTCCGCAACCATTGTGACTACAACAGATTTAGCATCTCCTTCGTCAATGGTTATAATCCTATTTCTTAGTGGGCGAATAATCTCGCCTTTGATTGGAGCAAAGAATGTCACAACATCTGAGTCGTAGAAGTCATTATCAATTGCACCTAAAGTTCGGAAGGCGCTCAATGTAATCTTACCAGTTGCAAAATTGACTTGCCCAGCTTCATCATTGATAGATACCTTATCACCAGCTGTGTTGTAATAATATGTTCTCAAGGTTCCGTAATCATTTTCAAGTAATGCTGTTGCAACAACGCCTGTGCCACTTGTGTCGGTAACTGTGACGATTGCTCTTGTATAGTCTGAACCCTTATTTGTGACATTGATCTTGGTAATTTTACCATCAACTACAACAGCACTTGCAGTTGCTCCTGTTCCGTCGCCACTAATAGTTACTGTTGGTGTTGAAGTGTAGCTTCTTCCTGTCTCTGTAACTGTGATAGAGTTGATGCCAGATTTAGAATTGAGAACTTCTTCAAACAAAACGTTTCTTGCAACTCCGTTGATATCATTGACAACAATTTCTGGATATGAGTAAATACGATTACCAACTGTACCCTTTTCAAGAGGCATGTTATAATCAACTGTATAGATTCTATTTGATCCTGTTACATCCATAATGAGACGCTTCTGAACGAATACCGTAACATCTGAAGCTGTAATTGACTTTTCAGAATTTTCAATATAACTCTGCAATTTTGATTGACGGAATGTTGAATCAAATGACGTTAGATTGTCATTAGAATAGTCGGATATGGCAGCACGAACATAGTCTTCTATCTGATTAGATGAGAGCATTGTCAGACTTGGATTGTAACTTACTGTTGCATTGATAATGAGATATGCATAATCCGGATCAACAATCTCTGGCGTTACTGCAACAACGTTTCTCAAACGAATAAGATCGTTCTTGATATCTTCCTTATCCTGATTAGTCAATGCTACGTTCTGCTTAGTCTTTATTGAAATGAACACCTTACCATAAACGATTGGATCATTATCTTCACCACCCCAGACTGATACAGCTTGAATGTTTGGATAATCTTTTAGAATAAGTGTTTCATAATCTTGAGTGGTGACTGCGCGGTTTTGTGTTGTATAGTAATATGGTGCGCGGAATCGAGTCTCTTCAATTGTTTCCTTATCGGTGCCACCAAATGATGAGTTTGCTGCTGTGACAGTGACGTTATTTCGATATTCACCACCGATTGGCTCTACAAGTGTAAATTCGGAAATATTATTAGCCAATCCTCCAACGGTCTCAAGATATGTGCAAATGACGATATTACCATCTGAAGGATTCTTGCCTATAATTCCATCACCAAAGTAAAATGTATATTCTAGATTTTCATCTTCCTCAATAAAGTAAACAGTTGAGTTTGAATTGAGTTCTGTAATATCAGTTGATTGAGTATAGAATTGAATATCGGTGTTTGTAGCTGAGGCTTGAACAGCAATAGAGATTGTGCTTGTGTCAACGTTGGCTGAAGGAATCTTATATCGACGCTTTGGATTTGATGTATTATTCACAAGAAACTGTGTTGTAACCGTCTCGCCCTGACCAAGAAGAATGTCATTGAATGTAAATGAACCACCAGACTTTGTTGCTGTATTTGAGTTTAGGGCTACGAACTGATAGTTGATGCCGTCAATATCAGCACCAAGGAATCGTGTATATTTGTTGATTGTAGTTGATGTTGCTGAGTCATCTTCATTGGTTGATGGTGTTGCTACAACATCAACATAGACTTTTGACATAGATTTGCTATGTGGAACATAACCAATTGTCTTAGCATGTGAGAGAACGGACTTTCTTAGCTGTGCTGAATCCAAAAACATTTCATTGGAAACAACATTGATATAATAAGCCATATAGTGAGTGTTATATGCAAGAATATCCAAAAGAACGGACATGCCTGAACCATCAAAGTCATAATCATTGAACTCTGACTGGCTGCGAAGATATGTCTTTAGATTCTCGCGGATAGAGTTAAAATCGAGTTCAGTAACTCTGAGTGCGTTATTAGCTGTAGCCATCTTATCTTATTCTCTCTAGGAATATTGTGCTTACGACAGGTTGTAGCGTATTTAGAATGACATATTCAAGTCTAACATTATATCCATTTTGATCAAAATTCATTTGAACGTCTATACCATTTACCGCAACTCTAGGTTCATAGTTTCTTAAGACTTCTGCTATAGCGTCCTTGAGAAACGTTGACGTTAAAGGGTTTGGGTTCTCAAATAATAACTTCTGAACATTTGAACCAATACCAGGGCGAAATGGTCTATCATAGAAGTTAGTCAATATGAGATTACGAACAGAACGCTTGATAGCATCTGGTCCTACTTTTCTGACAATATCGCCCGTCGTTGGATGAGCGATAAAGTCAAGGTCTAAATCTGCGTAGTCGGGTTTTCTTGTTATTGCCATATTCTTATTTATGTTTTATTTTTAAGCGATAGCAGAACCGCCTGTAGCCGTATCAGCTACAGGTTCTTGTGCAGGAGTTTCAGCTTTTTTCATTTCCAAATCTGTTGACGCTGTAGCAGGAGCTGTTGGTGAGGGGTTATCA